TTGAACTTGTTTTGTCATCTACACAAAAGTCTTTAGTTGTTTGTAATAATTGTCCAAATGTTAGTTTCATAGTTCCTTAAATAAAGTTTAGTAAGAATGAACCTCCTGGTGTAAGAGAGTTTGTTAAATAACTAATAATAACTACTCCAGTTCCACCATCTCCAAGACCAACGGCTTGTCCTTTTCCGCCACCTCCGCCTCCTGTGTTAGCGTCTCCATCTTGACCAGCAGCTACCAAACCTCCTCCATCTCCTCCACCACCTGTGCCTCCTGCACCTCCGTTAGTGTTAGCTCCTCCACCTCCACCGCCTGCGTAAGTTACTGATCCTCCAGATATTGTATTAGCTGTTCCATTTCCTCCTGCACCTCCGTTATCTATATCAGTTCCATTCGATCCATTTGCTGAGTCTCCACCGCCTCCACCTCCGCCTCCGCTTTGTGTACCTCCAATATGACCATCTCCAGAAGCACCACCTGTTCCATCTCCAGTGTTTTGACCTCCCTGACCTCCATCAGCACTTAAAGAGTCAAAAGTACTAGCTACCCCGTCTTGTCCAACTACTTGGTCACCTGCATCTCCTGTGCCTCCAGTTCCAATTACTACAGGTAAAGTTCCTGCACTTATAGAATAAGATTCACTAGAGAGAATTTCTCCGCCTCCGCCACCTGATGAATATGATGTTCCTGATTTTCCTCCACCAGATCCTCCACCTCCACCGACTATTAAGTATTTTCCAGTACCAGTTCCAGGTGAAACAAAATCATCATCACTTGTAAAAGTGTGAATGGTAAATCCACCAGATGTGGTTATATTTCCTCCTGTTGCGTTTGCCATTAGATTTCCTGTCCTATTATATATCCATCATAAGTGTCAGTGCCTGTGACTCTGAAACCAAATGTATCTCTTTTACTTCCTGTTGTTGTTAATGTTGGTGCTGCACCTCCTGCCCAACGTATAGTGCTGAACCAGGTTACTGTTCTTGATCCACCTCCATCTTGAGTAATTTCAACTAGAAAGACTTGTCCAACTGTCTCGTTAGAAACAGCTATCGTAATATTTCCTGCTGGCATTGTTATTGAATGAATATTTGAATTAGAAACGTCTAGCGTTGCTGTAGCAGCCCCCACAGGGGTATAAGTTGCTGGTACTTGATATGTTCCATTAGTAATTAGTATGGGAGTATCAGCAGCCAAAGCTGAAAGACTCTCAACTGTTGCTGCAAATGTACTAAAGTTTACAGAAGATAAATTACCAGTAAGATAAAAATCATTGCCAGAATCAGCTACTAATGCTTTACTAGCAAGTGATGTTCCCGCTGTAACTCCTGCTAAATAATTTAGTTCTGTACCTGTAGCAGTCATTGAAACTGCTGCGATAGTAAATGGGGTAGGAATAACAACCGTACCCGTAAAAGTAGGTGAAGCTAAAGTAGCTTTAGCAGCTAACTGAGTCTGTATTGCACTCGTTACCCCGTCAACATAGCCTAGTTCAGTCGATGTTAAAGTGGCAGGTATGCCATCGAGTACATTAATCTCCGCAGCAGATGCGGTAATATCATCTAATGCCCCTAAGAAGTCTGATCTAGTAATCTTCTTGCTTGTGCCTGTTGATCCGTCAGTAGTATCGGAAACGTCTACAGTGTGAAGCCAATCACCGTCAGCTGGTGTAGTAATTTGTGTTTTGGAGGTTAGTTTTGCGTTTGCCATAATTAGAATATAAATTTAGTATCATCTTCAAATGTATAAGTGTCTGAGTTTTCAAATATATATTGATCTCCTGTGTAAGCGTCCTCATCTTCCCAATTACTAGCATTGGTTTCCGTATCAGTGTAATTCGTAGGATTAGTAGTAGTTTCAGTCCAATTAGTTCCCATAAAAAAACTCCACTCAATTCGAGTGGAGATGTCCTTGATTTTATTATAGCACGCTACTTTTTCTTAGTGGGACTTGGTTTCTTGACTATCCTAGTCTGTACAATTTCTTTGGGTTTTAATTCTTCTATCTTATTCTCTAAAGCTTGCAGTTCATCATTCTTAATAGTATTAGTCTGTTCTAGTGAGTCTATTCTCTCCTCAAGTACCATTATCTTATTTATCATGGCTACTATCAGTTCGTTTTGCTTTTTGTCATCAACTCTACCCATTTCGTCCATACGCTTGATGTAGTGACTTACATCAGTATTCTCATAAGTTCTAAATCCGAATAGTTTCTCTAAAGTTTTTAGCATTATGATATTTCCTTAATTAGATTGTCTTGAGACTGCTTTACATCATCACTTGATATGCCAATCTCTTCTAGATATTCGTCTATTTTTTCACTCTGACTTGATTTATTAGAATCATCTCTAACAATACTCTTATCCTCAAGAATATCATCTCCACCATATCTTTCAATAACTTTACCACCTAGTTTTAATGCGATTTTTTCTCTCAATTCTTTACTATCAGTTCTAAGAGCATGCTTTTCCTCATACATGCTTTTTTCAGTATCTCTATACTCATCTTTTTTAGCAGGCAACGTTTTCTTTGGATCATCTGGATCTATTCTTGGTTCATTCCAATCTCTTCTAGATATCTCAGTAATAATTCTGTCTGTAGCCAACTCCTTATATCTTTTAAAAATAAAACTTGGAACGTGTTGTTTACCTTTACCTTTGCCTAAATCCTTGTTCTTGTTAGGGATAATCCATTTAGTGTGTGTGGGACGTACTTTATCATTATGAATTACAAAATCATATTCAAGAATATTTATAGCCTCGACTGTATCTAAAGCCTCCTTGTACATCTGTGCTTTAATTTCTTCTGAGTGTTTGCCTTTAATCATTAGTTTCTCCGAAAGCATTTTTATCAATATCTCGTAATGCTTTAATTATCTTTTTTAGACCGTCTCTATCACAAATTGGTAATGTAGCGTAAGGAACATCATTAAATTCAAAAATTAAGTGATTTGCCCAAGTCCCATCATCGTGAGTTAAAACAATAGCCATCATATCTGTTTTCACTCCAACTGGAAAACTAGTCCTATATCCTTTAAAATCAAATGCGGGTAATTTAGCCATTGTTTACCTCTGCTTTGTAGATTAATTGTGGTTTGTCAAAGAAGATAAACCCTTCACCGTCTACATATACGTAGTTTTTCTTGTATACGCCTACTTTGAAGTTTAAATTGTTGTCTTTGATGAAGTTTAGGAGTTTTTCGTTAGGTTCTTGTTCTGGGAAAGATGTTTTTGTTAATGGGTGAGGTTTATCAGATGGTTTAAATCCATCCATTGATACCATTGTTTCTTGTGTGGGTTTTTCAATTTTAGCGGTAGATGTACCTTTTTTCATAATTCTGATTATAGCACACTAAACATTTCCTAAAATCTTTTCTACTCTACCCTCACGTGCTTTGAGTTTCTTCTCTCTACGCTTTAGTGAGATCTCATAATCAGTGTTTTCTTTGCCTTTTAGTCTAACTGCTGTCTTCTCGGCATCAAAGTCTCTCTTTTCAGATGCTAACCTAGCTTGACCTGATTTTAAGACCTGCTCTGTGTCCTCTAAGCGTTCCGTCCAGGCTGTAAGATTCTTGGCTACCTCCATCTTTTCGTCTAGTTTCTCCATTTCTTTCTCTATTTCCTTTTTCTTCTCGTTACTAGTGACAATCATTCTGTCTATGTCAGCCCTCTCAACATCTAAAGCCCCTCTCTTCTTCTCAATCTTTTCGCCCTCTTCCTTAGTCTTCTTCATATCTAGCAGTACAGTCTTTTGACTGCTAATTATCCCATGTCTTACTCTCACGTTCTCTTCTTGATCCTGACTTAGTTTATCTCTTTCAGAATAAACATCATTAACTAAGTTTCTCAGTGAAGAAAAAGTATTCTCTAGTTTCTCGATGGTGTTAAGAAATTGGATCTTTGTCATATAGTCTCACTCGTTTGGCTAATTCTTCTCTATCTGAGTCTGATATTAACTTGTCTTTCTTATTGACCATGTAGTCAACTATCTTTCTCACGAATAGTTCGGCTAGAGGATAGAACAGCTTTAACTCAGCACTAGGGGAGACAGTAAGCTTCTTACCTTTGTTAGTTATTGAAAATTCTTTACTTGTGGGATTGAAAATGTAAACCTCACGCTTAGAGTTTTCCTCATTGCGTTCTTGAATTATGCGAATATCCATACTGCATTATAACATTAAGCAGGTGTAGTTACTGTGACAGCCCCATCGCTTGATAGAGGTCTCCAGGTAATATAGAAATCTACAACTCCTGCTGTTAGATCGGCAGTACCGATAGTAGCAATAATATCTGCTCCGTTGTTTAGAATAAACGTCCCTGGTAGTGCCGAGACAGTTTCAGGAGTAGCATCAACATAGTTCTCACCTGCATCTAGATCAGTAGCATCTGCTATCTGAGCTATTAGAGCTGCTGTGCTGCCTGCTATACCGACTTCTAGTGTGCCTGCACCTACAATATTAGTCTTGCATTGACCCCATATTGAAACAAGTACATCACCCGTCACTGTAAAAAGGGTATGAGCTGCTTGATCGCCTGTTAAATTCTCAACGAACGTCCATCTAGAGACTAATTTAAAAGACTCATTCGATGTGATAGCTTTAAAGTTTGCATCTATATCTAGACCTTGATCTGCATATTTAGCCATAATTTCTCCTAAACATGGGGTAGGCGGTTAAACCTACCCCTATAAGTTTATATTAAGCTGTTGGGTTTACGCCTACACAGTAATTCGTTAATGTCGTAGCGTTGTTGTCAGATCCTAAGATCTTAACTCCCGTTACTTCGTTTGACCAACCTGCTGTGCCTACAGCTATACAATCTTTGAATATTGCAACTCCACCCTGATCTGTTCCTGCACCACCCTTAATTACATCAGTTTGAGCTGATATACCCGTAGTGTCTGAGTTATCAAAGAACTTACAGTTGTCGAATAGGGCGAACCTATTACAACCTGAGTCTTCAATAAATAGATGTCTGGGTGCGTCTGCGTCTCCAGCCATAGTGAAGATGCAACCATTGAACACGTTGTTGGCGTTGTTCTTTGCAGTTACAAACTCTATTGAGGCGTTGGAAGCGGTTCGCAAAACTGTATCAATACCGAATGTACAACTGTTGAAAGTATTCTCACCAGAACCATTTAGTCTGATAATTCTTGCTGAAGTGTCATCACCTGCGGTGGCATTTCCCATACCTGCAAAGTGAACTCCTTCAAAATAGTTGTAGTCACTAGTCATTTCAACTGTAACATTTATATCTTGCATGTTAGAAATTGTGATGTTCTTGAAAATACAACTTCTATTTGAAATTGTTAAACAAGGTGACACAACTGCTGATCCGAAAGACATTCCTGCTCTTGGGTTAAACTGCGTTGGTGCAGTCGAACCGATTAAGTGGGTTCGTCTCTTTGCCCATACGATAGCTGCTGTCTCACTAGTACGACCTGTTGAACTAGATGGAGTGATTAAAATCACATCATCTTGATCTGCGGTAGCTGAATCGTAAGCTTTTGCTACAGTAGCGTAAGCATCGTCTCTAGATTGTCCACCGTTTCCAGTATCACTACCAGCACCTGGATCAACGTACCAGATGTCGCCTACACTTGGTAAACCAATCATTCCAGCTAAATCTTCTGGACCAATTTTATATCCTTGTTTTAGTGCATTTGCATAGTGTGCATCTCTTAACCATTTTGACATATATTCTCCTTATCGTATTCTGCTACTAATTTATAATCTGGATGTTCAGGATATTCCCTGAGCCATTTAATGTCGTAACTCTTGTAATAGCCTCTGGCTTCCAAAGCCTTGGCTTTAGGTTCGACCTTTTTGTTTTCTTCCATAAGTTCCTTTGTTCCTCACGAGTGTGCGTATTGAGGAATTAATTTGCACATCCCAAGCTCCCTCGAGAGCTTGAGTGTACTAATTAAAGTCCGATGTTTAAGTTAACCAACTGATATTCAGTGGATACACTTGTTTGCTGTCCTACGACACCAACTTTTACTTCAGCTGCTGCATCTCTTTCACCAATCGCTCCTGCGGTTGCTGCTGATACAGTAATTTCAGTTCCAATTGCTGGGGTAGTGCTGTCTTGTAAGACCGAACATGGTCCACAATATTGACTCCAGTAATAATAAGCTGCTGGAACAGTAACTAGAGGTACTCCGACTGGCATATCGACTTGATCGGTGACTGAGATAACAGTTCCGTTAAAGTTTCCTGCCAATAGATCTACACCTACTTCTGCTAACACGCCTACACTATCGACTGCTTCTTTAAGATAAACCGTACAAGTTCCAGCTGAGTCTGCTGCTAAATTACCCTCGATAGGATAAGACCTGCCTTGACCTGTACCATCTTGAACAGTTAGCCAACCGTCTTTATATTGATCGGCTGTAGCTAGTGTTGCACCAAGAGTGACATAAATTACCTTATCTCCCACTGCTGGGATTGTTGCATAACTCAAATTAATGTGATTTGCGACTACAGTAGGTGCTACTGCGAGTAATCCACGTGCTAATTCTGCTGCTCCTGCTTTACAGTAAACAAATTTTCTTCCATAAGAATCTGGATAAAAATCTCCTAATTGATGTGCGGCTATTGAGCTGGTTTTATCAACTCTGCCGAATGCTACCATTGACATATTTTTCCTTTACCTGGTACTCCAGGGTTATGCCTGGGAGGTACTCCCCCCAGGCGTTATATTAAATTTATACTGACGTTACGTTGTAAGCTTGACCATGTCTGCGTGGGTTCTTTGAATAGAACTGACCACTTACTACGAATCTGCCTGTTAGAGCTAATTGATCGTAAGATTGCATTTCTTTTCTGAAGAAGAATCCGTTGAATTCACTTGGCTGGTCGAAGCCGTCAATGGTTTTCTTTCCTAAACTGATCTTCTCGTAAGCACCTGCATGGCGTTTAGGCATTTTGGTGTCACCGTAGAAGTCTAGGTAGTTCTCGTTAAGCATAAATACTGTGTTTGCAGTACAAGCTTTGTCTCTCATCCATGGGATACCTCTGTATCTTAGGGATGTAAAACCTTGACCCATTGATAATTCTTTGCTGGAAGTCTTTGCATTGCGTCCTCTTACTGGCTCTACACTGTATTCGTGAGAAACAGTTGGAGTTAGTAAACTCTCATATAGTGAGAATTTAGAGAAGTCAGAGAAGATGCTTGTAGGCATTTCGTTTATTCCAGAATCAGATACCGCGTCGTGCATAGTAGCTAGTTTCGATAGAGACATAGCTGCTACCCAGTCAGTGTATGTAGCTGCTAGTTGATCGTAAGTTGTACGTGATTGTCCACCGTAGCTGTCTACGTTTGTACCATCGTCTACGATTGCACCTAACCCGAGCATGATATTACCTGCACCAAAGCCGTAAGCGGCTGTGGACATATCTTGCAATACTTGGTTATATGCACTCTGGTAGTCAAATGTATCGAAATCAACATCGTTGTCGTATTGTCTTGGCATTGCCTCAGTCAATAGATCTACAATTGGTGAAGTGTACATACTTCTGCTAAATTCGATTTGGATGGTTACATCCTCAGCTGCACTGTTTAATCTCTCACCACCTGCAATCCATTGTCCTTGAGTTCTTGCAGTTACTTCAATGTCGTGAAGCATTGATTTTCTGTTAAATGATTTGGCGTTACCAATAACTCTAGCTGCTAGAGTAGGGGTGTTTAAAAACGCATTAGTTACTATCGCTTGTGGCCTGGAGGTCGAAAAGTGACCGACTCTATTGCCGTATGAAAGTCCTGACATAGTTTTCCTTTATTAATTAATAAGCACAAAAAAATCCGCCTCTTTAGAGCGGATATGTCCTTGTGAGATTATTGTACCACAGTTTATTTAGGTGGGGAGACCCATGCCTAACGCGCGGTTAGTAGCTTCGTTTATTTGGGAGTCTGTTGATTCTTCTGTATCACGTGGAGTTGCTACACTACCTCCGAATACTGGAGCTGTAGCACTTGAGGGTTTCTTGTCCATCTGAGTCATTGTTCTGTAAAATGATTTAGCCTTACCTTGACTCTTTAGTTCAGCGTGTCGCTTAACTGAACTGCTGTAAAACTGTATACCTTTGTCCTTTTTATCTTCTGGAGTTAAAGCAGTACCTTTTACTAACTTGTCCATTATTTCATCACTAGGGGAGGGAACTACACCATCTTCAACCGCTTCTTTCCATTCATCTGTTAATCTAGCCCATTCTTTGTCTTGATCTTCTTTGATTTGTTGAATCTTACTGTCCTCAACTTCTTGAGCTGCCTTCACTTTAGTTTCTGTTTCTTCTTGAATCTCTGTTTTAATCCTATCAGCAGCTTCATTAGCCTTTTCCTCAGCCCTGCGATCAATATCAGCCTTCATATCACTCATGGAAGCATACTTATCGTCATCTTGCTTTGCGCCTACTGCTTCACCTATTTTTGATTGGAGTTCTTTAACTTTGGAGGTGGCTATTTCTTCAGCCTGAGATCTAACTTGTTCGTCGATCTTAGCTTTATCTAATTCGTCGAAGATTTTGTCGTCTGTTTGGGATGCCATGTTTTTTATTGTACCACATTTTGCTTGCAGTCATCACTATGCTGTTCGTTTTCTTCTAGAAGCATCACTCCTATAATGAGACCATCTTTATTTCTAACAAAAGTTCTTTCTTGAACAAACAAACAATGAGCACACTGGATACTCATATCAGCTGAAACATAAAAAAACTTGCGTCCATTAAATATAGTGTAATCTTCATCACTTAATTTTCTCATTAATGAATTATAACATTAAACTGGTTGTGGTGCTGGTGGTTGATCTGGGCTACCACCGATAAGAGGTTGTCCCCCTTGTGGAGCTAATTGTCCAACACCTGGCATTTGTTGTTCCTGAGGCTGTGGTTGTCCCCCTGCCATTGTTGCAGGCGGTTGTATTTCTTCTACTAAATACTCTTGATAGTATATTTGAGGAGCGTTAACTGATAAGAAAGCCATTCTAGCCCTCTCCTTAGGATTACTCTGTTCGGTATCTTGATAGTATGAAAGGAAGTCGGGAGCCATACCTACATTTTGAATAGCCATCCTCTTACGTTGAACCTTATCTACTCCACTTGCGCCTACTTCGACAATCATTCCATCCTCTATAAGATCTTGTGTTATAGCGGTATAAAGTGATTCTCCGTCCTTACCTACCACATCCTTAAAATGAGGTTTAGTGTAGAACATTCTAATCATCTGCATACTCCACGCACCCATCCACTCTGCAAGATCGTTTATAGTTTCTTCTACAATGTCATCAATTAATCCATAGTCTGCCTCACGTGCCATCTGGTCTTGTCCTAGTGTACTGTCTGTCTCTCTTAGACCTCGAGTAGTAGCGTTCACACCAATCATTTCATAAGCGAAGTTACGATTAGTTTCTTTGCTCTTATAAAGTTGTTGTGGTGCGGGTATGCCAGGGATGTGTACAAAAGCTTTACGAATATCATCAGCATTCACCATCACTGCTTTATTGTGATCCTTCCAATCTATCTTTTTAGCGTCTTCTTTCTTTATGTACTGGGCAGAGATAACAGGCTTACCTACTGTACGAGCGTTCATTTCACTTATTTGCAAACCTTCTAAATTAATATGGTCTTGAAATAGTAGAGACTGTTCTATACGAGTAGTCACATCAACTGGATCTTCACCTATGTTGTCATAGACCATGAAGTAGAACGGCTTTCTAGCTTGTTTGAAATAGTTGTTGTATGTTTTCTGTCCTTGAGCATCACCGAACATAGCTTCGTAAATCTCTTCTTCTGTTGGTTCTCGCTTTTCTTTTAAAGCCTTAGAGAACAAATTAACTCTACCTTCGTAATCGTAGTATGGCTGTCTCATCTTATCTAAAACAACCTTTTTATACTTCCAGACTATAGCCTCGATCTTCTCCCACTTCTTCTCACCACTTACCTCGTCAGTTTGTTCTTTGTACCATTTGAAATGAACTTCATATATCTCGTAAGTAGAAGCCATTTTCTTCTCGGTTCTTTTATCTGGATCTTCTAAGCCTATTTCCTTTAAGAAATCTTCCTTAGAGTCAGGGAACATCATTACTACTTCTTTAACAGTAATATCCATCTTGTGAGCTACAAACCACATATCATCAGCGTTGCTTGTTTTGCAGGTATGATCCCAATATATATTGTCAGGATGTATATTTACGAAGTCAAAATCACCATCAAACCCCAATTCCTCATCCCAAATACATTTAACTACTGCGTAAAAGTTAAGAGGTTGTTCTTTGAACGCCCTACCTAAAACCTTTCTTCTCTTGCGACTCTTGATATCAGTGTTGAGTAAATCAGTGACAGTATTAGCTGCATCTCTACTCACCTCACCACCATCACCTGCTTTGACAACCATATCTGGAAGTCTTGAAAGTGCAATAGGTTTCTGTCTTGAAATACCACCATAAACAATGTTTTCTAAGTATGGAGTTGCGTACTTAGGTAATTTCTTAGGATCTGTAATATCACCCTGGTCGCCTTTGTAGTATTCCCGCATCTTAGTCTGGCGATTGTACAAGTCCTTACCTTCGTAGTATGAAATACAGTCTGCTACTCTCCGATCTATAACATCAATAAACTCTTCATCCTTTAGATCTAGTTTAAACGGATCAGCCTCCTGGATTAACCTCTCTTGACTGTTGCTTGTGTGGATATTGGTTTGTAAATTATCTCTCATAAAAAAAACACCTCTGTTTGGAGATGTCCTTAATAAATTATAGCACAAACTTACTTAGCCTCTAATACCTCTTTGACTGCTTGCCAAAGCTCATTACATAATTCAGTATGTTTAATCCCAGGACGAATACTATCTCCACCATCATAAACACCACAATGCAATGCAAAATGCCAATCATTTCCCAAAAACTCAATCATTTGACCGATTGTTAAAAGTGATTGGTCGTCTCTATATAATGGATAGTTTTTTTTAGTCATCCACTCTCTTAGTTTTTGTCTCAATTCCTGACTTATTTGATTGTGTTGTTCTTCAGTTATGTGTTGCTTCATAGGCTAATTATATCACGTTTTTAATATGATAAGTTGTATTACATTTCTTGCAAAGGTGCTGAATCGGAGGGGAAAGAAACTCTACATCCATCATTCCAACAGGCATGATAGCTATTATCCTCTGATGCACACCAACTAACCTACCTCTACAAATTATACAATAGATTTGAGTATAGTCTTCTTCTTCACTACCAAGCCACAACTCTATGTGCCTTCTAGTATGCCAATTAATTCTTAATTTTTCTTCTAGAACTTCCATGATGACTCATTGTACACCCTGTCTTCTTCCATCTCATCGCCCCACTTCTCTAGGTCCATAGCCAATTCATTACCCTGCTTATCTCTTGGTACTACTACCTTGGTACTCACCTTACCAGTCATGTTAAATGAGCCTGTTTTAACTCCTATAAACTTAATCTGTGTCAGGAAGTAGGAGATAGAATCATACCCATGATCGTCACTGTCTGTATCAACGTCGTCTTTCTTTCCTTTACCATCATTGTAAATAAGTAGGGGTAGTGAGTCTATTAAATACTTACAGTTCTCTGTGATAAGCCAGTAAGGTCTACCATCAGGAGCCATTGATAACCAATCATGTGTAGTAGCCACTCTAGCTAATCTGTTACGAGTACCTGGTTTTAATACTGTCCAGTTATCTCCATGTAGATCGTCCCATTTAGTCATCATTCTTTGTGCAATTGATACCGACCCATCAGCACCAGGAGAAAACATCGCAGCATCACAATACCCAGCCTCGTAGTTAAATTTATTATCATAAGTCCTCACTGTGTCTTTATAAATCTTCTCAGCCCAACCTTCAGGATTGATCTGATTACCTGCCCACTCGTTATATGTAATTACTCGGTTAAACTTCTGCCCATCATCTGTTTTCATCTGCAACACTACTGAAGCGTATGAGGCAAACTTAGACTTTAGGGAATAACCCCAGTCCTTTGACAAGTAGTGGTCGAAGTTAGCGTTGGGTACTACAGTTTTCATTACGTGTAGTGCGTGTCTAAACTCATGAAAGACTTGACCTGCAAACAAGTCCCAGTCTCCCTCTCTCCAAGCTCTGCCTAAGTCACCAGTTAGTCCTTCTAAGTAATCTGTGTACTCTACGTTTAAATGAGGATTGTCTTTGTATGTCGAGCCTACGAATCTCGTTTTAATTTCTTCCTTCTTTCTATGGGGAACGATGTATCTATCTCTTACGAACTTATGTCCTAATCCCCCAGGGTTGAATGATGTGTACATCCTAGGTCGCCAGCTAGGTTTACTTGTACGAAGTGACCCTCTTAGTTTAGTGTATTTCTCTAGGGTAAGCTGGTTAAGTTCCTCAACAATAATAAAGTCATACTCAATACCAATGTACTTATCAATATCCTTAGCATCTTTGAATCCACCCATTACTATTCTTGAATCACCTAGCCTAAGTGTTTGTCCTGACTTCTTGTAATTAACCTTACCCCTTACTACCTTATCAATTAAGTCATCGAATGACTCTTGTGCTGCTACTCCAGTTTGTCTCAAGAATAAACCCTTTAATCCTGGTATTCTTTGACAGTCATCTAGTGCAGCTTGTGATAGTACAGCATGTGATTTGCCTGGTCCTCTAGCCCCACCTAGTCCAATATCAATAGGTCCATCGCTTTTATCTGCTTGTCTTGCTATTGAATGAAACTCCCATTGCCAAGGGAGGGGAACGTAACCTATCTTAAAAAAATGTCCTATCTGGTCATTAGGACACCCGTGTTTTTTAGCAGTCTCAATGCAGACTCTCCTATTTCTTATTTTGATTGTCTCCATAAGATTTTGCTAACCATTCGTCTATGTTTACTCCTGGTAGTTTATCACCACCTGTTGTTATGTCTGTTTGTTGTACTGGCTTACCTTCTGTTCTATCTTGAATCCTATTAATAGCTGCATCTTTACCATCAATAGCTTTAACTACATCATTAGATGCTATTAATTCCTTTTTATTTAATGGTTGAAATTCATCATCTGGTTTAGCAACTAGAATCCTATTATATACACCACTCCAGGTATGACCGCCATCTGGTGCTCCATTGAGGTTATTTGTTTCTCCTGGTTTTAGTGGGTTTGGGAATGGCATCTGTTATTGTCCTATATAATAACACACTCATTTTGCCAACTTTGCTCTAAAATCTTCTAACTTCTTATCAATCGTCACTTGACCTCGTTTAGTCCTCTTAATGTTCACAATGTGGGCTATTGAAACCGCAAAGTCATCAAACCACACCAGTCCCCTCTTTCCTGATCCAGTAGCTTGTTTTAATGCGTGTGCCTGTTTACCATTCATAATAAACTTTTCCTTACCTGTAGAAACTTCCCAAACCTCATCTGGTTCAAACTCCACTAAGGTCGATTGCTGTTTTGCTGTTATTTTGTTTGACATCGTCAATCCTTTTTATAGCATCTTTCTTAACCCATGAAGAAAGAGCTGCTTTATAATTTTTATATGTTTTTCCTTTAGAGATACAGTAGTTTATTAAATCATCCCATTTGCTGATAACAAAGCTGGTGGGTACTTTATACCTCTCGGCTATTACCTCAAAATCAGATTCATTTAATCTATCTTTTAAGGGAGTGGCTATCTCTCTCTTCTTTACATTCTTTACATTCTTTACATTCTTAAGCCCAGAGGTCAGCTTGCCACCCGTTTGCCCTTTGTTTGCCACCTGTTTGCCTGGCCACTTGCCATCTTGCTGGTACTCACCCCAGTTATTGATTGATATAACAGTCCCTTTATTTGTCGTTTGGCTTGCCACTTCGTTTGTCGATTTTAAGTGATTTAATGATGTCCTAGTATTTTTAATTGATAGACCAGTCTCTATTGCTAATTCACCAATAGTTGTTCTTAGTTGTCCAGGCTTAATGGTTTGGCCACGCCATTTTTTAGACACATGAGAGGCTTTTAAAAGTAAATGGATGAATAATCTGGTGGTATTGTGGTCGTCATACCACTCCCAGTCTAAAAGTTGGCGGTGTAGTTTTATCCATCCTTGCATATTAGTCAAATAAAGATACTGGTGTGGTCATTCTTTTATTATGCTCTGTGGCTTTTTTGCTCACTAGAGATCTGAAGAGAAGCGGCACTTTATGTTTGTAGCAGCCTATCAGTACTGCTATGTTTCTTTTCTTGCCTTTTTCTCTCATTAACCAGGCTGCTAGTTTTGCTGCCTCAAGTATCTTTTCTTCCATATAATAAAATAGCCGACTTACTTGCACAGTGACGTGGAAAGCAAATCGGCTAAATTAAAAGCTCTTAATTTATTCTAACATTTTGTAAAAAACTTTTTGTCACTGTGTCTTTCATTACATTTATTATATCACTACTTCAAACTAATTAGGAGACCTGTACCTGCTAGAACCTTATTCTGTTCGTTATGGGAGTTCTTAAAAACGTCTAGTAAGTAGTCTATGATCTCTTCTTTAGGGATAACTACTGGTACTGGGTGTCCGTTTACTGGTGCTTTACCTTTTCTGGGTGCTGATATTCCGTTTTTCATTTAACCTCTTTCTTTAGTTCTTCTACTCCTTTAAACAAACACCCACTAAACAGGAAACAATAATCTTCTTCACTAATATCAATTAGAGCATCACTATCATTTTCTTCTACTACTAAGTGAGACATTGCTAGCATCGGTAATTCTGCATACTTAGGATCTCTGACAATATCACATATCTTATCTCTCATCTCTAACTCTAGCTTCTTGTTTCTCTTTTTATGTTTTATCTTCATTTAATTATCTTAACCTTCTTCTTAATTAGTACACCTAAGTATTGCAATTGTTCTGGAAGCTTTGCTTCAATACCTTGATACTTCTTTAAATCTTCTAGGTTTCTTGCAGACTCCTGTACAAACCATGTGTAGAATTCAGGTACTACATGCAGTTCGGTTGGTTTCTCTCCTGTAAGCTTTTCATGTAAGAGTATTAGTGAGGCTAGCTGTTCGTATAAGTAAGTTGGTTGTGGGGGTTGTGGTTGGTTCATAGTTTTATTATACCATTAATCCTTGCTTGACTTAGCTCCTTTTTCATCATACCAGGTATTCTTCGCTGTGAGCATTTCTTTCTTAGTAAATATCTTCTTAGACTCTTCGGGATAGTGTTGAATGAACTCCCTGCTGGGTTGTCCTTGTCTCCTGGGTTGGAGTGTATTACTCCAGTTCTTAGCCCCATCCTCTTTCATTGCATCAGTACGAGTATCTCTTGAAATACTTGGTGCTAATGACTTAACACTAATATTGTTTATTCTGTTATGACAATCATCACATACCCACACACCAAATTGTTTACGTTTACCTGTCTTTGGTTTCTGGTCTATTGGACACAAGCCACATTTCATTCTATCCCTACCCTTCTTATATTCTCTTCTTGTTGTTTGTCTATTTCTTTACGTTGAGACTCTGCGTAATCGGTTTCTTCTCGTGTTGGATACTCTATCTCTACAGGCATGTCATTAGCTCTGATCTCTCGTATCTTCTTATTCACGTTCTCTTTTACTTGGGTTAGAGATTCACCTTTAACACTCCATCTGCCAATGAAGAAGAAGGCTACACATGATAATAAGATTAATATTTCAGTCATATCCCACTCCTAAAAGTAATTATATAAAAGACAAACATAGCTAATATGATTATAAAGAGTGATATTAGAGATACTAGGATACCGTAGAATAGTTGTTTCATTGTTTTAGTAGGGAAATAACATCTTTAAGTGCCTGATTATAAACTCCAGTTATGACTACACCTGCTCCATCTTTTTCAGGGTTTTTAATTTTCTTTAATTTATCCACACCCTCACACATCTTATGTTTCCACTTTAATAACTCCTGCTCTGCACCACCATTAGCAGCAGCACGTATATGTATTTCTTGTCTTTCAAGTTCTTCCCTAAGCTTGGTGTCTTGGGATTGGAGAGTCTGGGCTATAAACTCAATCATCTTTGGAGTTATTCTCCAACCATATAAGTTAATATTTTTAATTAATTCCTCTTTAACCTCTTTTGGCAGTGTTGTCTTAATTTGTTTTTTCATAATATCTCTTTCATTAAATGACCTATTAAATTATCTGTACTAAAAGATGAGTCAGCTTTTTCGTGTTTATCCATGTACTTTCTAATCTTAGTAACTACTTCTCCTAAAACCTTTTCCCTAAGCTTGGTGTCTTGGGATTGGAGGAGTTTAATAACACCATTAATATATTCCTCATCAGTACATCCTTGCCAATAAATTTGATTAAGTAAATCTTCTAATCCTTCTGGCAGTGTTACCTGAACTGGTGCATTTTTTGCACTACTTACTAATTTCTTATTTTCTGACACTTGGTTAGTAGTTGGGCTTACTACATCGCAAGCTTTTCCACAGCCTAAGCATGAGTAATATTTAGTTACATCGCCTTCTACTCTTATTTCAGCATTGCAGCATTTAGATTTCATACTATTCCTCAACTTCAATAATCTCAGCTTTTTCACCAGTAAGTTTCTCAAGTGTAGCTACAATCTCTTTCCAAGTCTGCTTGTGTTTCTCTATTTCTTCTGGAGTAGCATCTTCGGGAAAAGTTACTTTTATCATTTGTTTATTTTTCATACTATTCCTCCTTTTCTTTATGATTACAAAAGCCACCTCTAGTATGCCAAGCCTCTGGATCTACTGCGCATTTTTGACAATGATGAGTCATTATTGCTAGAAGTTGAATTATTTGATATCCAATCTTATCGTTTGCTAATGTCTTGTAAGAACTAAAACCTTCTAGTCTTTCTTCTTCTTGTTCTAGAAACTTAACCCAATATCTCAATTGCCCACCCTCAAGTCTCATTACTGCATCGCACCAACTCTCTGTCAAAGCTAAGGTTATTGGCTTACATAATCCCATATCGTAAGCATTACTCATTCGATCTAAAAATTGTTGTTTGGTCATAAATCCTTTAAGAATTGGTCAGCTATTTTACGTTGTTCATGTCTAAGTTGGTTTCTAATTATTAATTTAATAGATTCTGTTGCTGTCCATCCTCCTGGTATTTTTTCATCCTCCAATTCCAAGGCATCAGCCATGTCCTTAGCTCCAGCGGTATAAATTTCTTCTAGAAACTCCAGTGGCTCTTGTTCTCTTACAGGCTTCAATCTATTCCAATCACCATCACCCATTTCAATATATCTGTCTTTAAACTCAACTAGTAGTTCTGCTAATCCTTTATTTTTCATAGTCACTCCCATTAGTCCAAATTTGTTTTATTATGAATGCAGACAAAGTAATATAAATAAGAATATTGGCTTGATGTCGAGTATAATGCGGTGCTAGTAGGCACATTACGATTATTAGCCATTTATCTAAGTCTCTTAAACTTACTGTTTTCATTTCTCCCTTAGTGTGTTTGGTCATATTCTTCTACCTTTTTATAAATTTCACTGGCATAGTATGGGTAATCGTCGTACATTTCTTCTACTTTTTCATAAGCCTTTTTACCAGAGCAGACTATGCAATTTTTAGGATCGTGGCAGTTAGTGTGTTTCATGGTTTTGGGTTAGATTGTATAAAGTTTTTGTATATTCGACTAAGCTTTTCCAAATTAACCATCCGCACATGCTTAGAATTTGCCAAAATAATACGAATGGTGCTAGGAAAAAAGGCCATAACTCATAAGAGTATCTATCTGCTGGTAATAATACTAAGTTAATCCTTTTAAATCTAAATATAGACCACAAACTAATCCTATCTCTTCACCTTTTAGTTTTTCCTTACCAGCCCTGTGTGCTGCTTGCAAGTAAGCTGTTTTTATTGAATCCACACCACTATGGGGTTCTTTCTCCCAGCAATCAATGCAGTACGCTATTTTATATTTCTCAGATTCAATACAGATAGCTATCTGATCACTGTCCTCTCTGCATTTAGTACATTTCATAATTTCCTTTTTGTTGCTCTACCTAGAAAGCAATAGAGTTCTATTTCTAGTTTGTGTAGGCGGTGTTTAATTAGATTCATGTTTTACCTTAATAATTACTTCTACACTCTGTGTAAAAGCTATCAGTTTAGTGACTGACAACGGCATTATTAGTGGTTTGTCTGATAGTGTTACTTCTCTAACATCTTCATCAGCCTGATTTGAAAGTTCTAGTAGTGTCTCTAGCCATTTATTTTGCATTTAGTTTTAGTTCTAACTTTGCTTCTGCTATTTCCATTCTGTCTCTGATTTTAGTATTACGGTTGCAATCTTCACAATTATTCAACCATTTATCAGCGTCTTCTTTCATTTCTTTATAAGTTTTTAAGAGGATTAGTATTTCTTGTTTGTTCATAGGTTTATTATGACTGATTATTTAGTAGGATGCAATGAATATTGAGTGCGTAGCTCCTCGAGTATCTCTTCCAATTGTGCTGTAGAAAACTTGGTATGCTTCCTTAAAGTCTGTTCAAACTCTTCAAATATGTTGTCACCGAACTCTTTGATTAAAAACTGACAGTATGGTTGAGGATTGTGATTGTGGGCTAGGTTGCAGCCAGCGTGCTGAAGGTGACAGTTTCTTAAGTTCCACCTTAGAGCATAGTGCCTTCTTCCTATGAAGTGTGATACCTGTGAGATATTGCTATTGAGCTTGCCACAAGCACCGCAGATCTCGTCCCTCTCTCTGAGGATCTCTCTAACTACTTGATCTAACTGCCTGATTAACTTCTTTCTCTCGCTAGCTTTCTTCTTGCGTTTCTTCTTGGCCTTTAGTAGTTGTGAGGTTTTATGATATCCAGTCATTTCTTACCTTTTTTAACTTTAATCTTTCTTGAACAAATAATTGGGAAGCCTCTGAATGCAACGGTTCTAAATTCTAATAATTTCTCATACTCTAAGTAATTTATTGGTGACATGGTAACTTCTTCTAAATCGTAGCCTGTTAGCATTTTGTGAAGCTTCATGTAAGCAATTACATTTTCAAGAGTAAGTTCGCTATAATCTGGATCTGGTCTGTACTCGTATAGATTGAATAGTTTTTTGATTAGTTTCCTCATCTTAATTTCTCCTTAGTATCTCCTAAAGTCTTTCTATTAATTCTTGCTTCGTACTTGCTAATCTTGATTCTTCATACATACGATCATTCATCACGTCAGATTTGAATATTAAGTCATAAGAAATCTTAGAATCGTATGTATTTATTTGTTCCACTTTTGCCTTTTCTATCTTGCCGTTAAATAGAACAAAAACTTCATCACCTTTGTCAAATTTTGTTGTTAGTTTCATGTTTTCCTTAGTTTTTCACTAGTATCTCCTAATTTACCGTGCATTTCTTCTAGTTTCTCTTTAGAGAGTTTAGATTGGCAATTTTGGCAGCCCCAAGCCCATCTGTCCTTACCATCTTTGTCTTTATCGTGGCAGTTACACATAGTTATGGAGTTTTTTAATTACTTTGGTCAGAGATTTACCTTCCTCTGAATAATCCATTGTTACGTTCTTTGTTTTTTTACTAATGGAAATATCCCAATTATTAAACATTTTGTTATGAAAAACATGTAATTCAAAACCAGCTTTAAAAATCTCATTAATCATTTTCTCAATGACATCTACCTCTACTTCTCTTATAAATGGGTTTTTCATACATTATTCTCCTCTGATTGTTTACATTGGTTGATATAGTTTTGCATGTTTGACCATGGTTTTTCCAGTGGTCTTGGCTTAGATCTGCTTAAGTCTTCTAGTAAAGCTTTGTCGTGTTCTTCAGCATCAAAGCGTTGGTTTACTGCATTGACTAGTTCATTGATTTTATAAATAAGCTGAGAGAATCTATCGTCAGTTGTATATTTACCTTTTTTATCATCTTCATCAATAATAAATTGACCTTCCCTATTAAGCCCAAAATATATTGTTTCTATCTCATCTTCTGATTCTTTCACTAGGCGGATGTCTTGAATACTTCTAATAGTTATTTTTTCTCTCTCATGTTCATCGTTTGGCTCTAATTCAAAGTCTGCAAACATACCATCTTCGCCCTTATACATGTCAACTCTGCCTTCACGAACATAAATTACTTCCCTCCACTGACCATCAAATTTAACTTGTAGTATTTTCATAATTTCTCCTAATTCACTTAGTCCAGTCCTCCTGCCCGAAGAACTGGATAAATTAATTA